TGTCCGATACTGCTGGAATAACATTTACGGTGATTAGTGGATCATTACCGCCTGGATTGATATTGCAAGGTAGTACAATCATTGGAAGTCCATATATCACACAAGGCACTCCAACATATAATTTCTGTATTAGAGCTAGTAGTACAGCTAAATCAACTGCCGCTAGATTCGATGCTGGTAAATTTATACCAGGTGGAACTACTACTGGCACATTTTTGCAAGGAATGACCTTAACTGGTTCTGGCATTCCTGTAGGAACTTACATAGTATCGTCTAACGGTGATGGTACTTTTGCCGTAAACATTACAAAAAATATTACCAGTGTTGCAACAAACGGCTCAGGATTTGCCGACCGTACATTTACAATGCAGATAAACGGAGCCAATGCTCCTGTATTTTTAACTCCCGCAGGTAATTTACCCGTAGGTGTTCATCAACAGCTATACACCTTAGACAGCAATTTTGTTGCTTATCAGATAGAAGCATTTGATCAAAACACAGTGTTGGGTGCTCATTTAAAATACTTTATAGCAAGTGGTGATGGCAATCTTCCTCCGGGACTTACACTAAGTGATGACGGGTTGATTAGTGGTTACGTACTACCTAATCCACAAACTGTGATCAGTGTAACAGACGGATCTGGTGCATTCGATGATACCTATTTTGATGATGCCGGTTACGACTTTGCTGTTGTTCCTACAGACGGTTTTGACAGTTATCAGTACGATGATGTCACTTGGGACTATAGTTCTAATGTGCGTATACCTAGCACTCTTAATCAAAACTATCAATTTAAAGTTACAGTATCAGACGGTATAACTAGTGCGCAACGTATCTTTAAGATATTTGTACTAGGAACAGACCAGTTCCGTGCAGACTCAACTAGTACTGACGGGTTTGCAGGCGCATTTACAGCAGACTCTAGTTTTCTAAGAAATCCAGTTTGGCTATCAAAGGCCAACCTTGGTACATTTAGAGCTAACAATTACGTAACAGTTCCTGTACTACTTTATGATCACAGCAATGTTATATTCCGATTAGAAACTACCAATTGTGAAATATACGCAGAAACAAAAAGATTACTGTTAACTGATAACATACAGGCTCTAACGATCCTTGGAAATCTTACACAAAATAGTAATATAGTAACTAACGTTGCTAACGCTAACGCATACGGCCCGGGGCAAAGTGTACAAGGGGACGGCATACCGCCTGGCACACTTATCAATAGTGTAGGTGCTGATATACCATTAACTAATGTGATTATCAACAATACCACTGGTACATTTACTTGTAACTATGCTACTTCACAGATGTATGTTGGTCAGCATATAACAGTAGCTGGACAATTTTCCGTGTCGAACACCATTTCAAACTACACCGATCGTACTACATCATTTACCTACTATATCATTGCTACCAACGGATTTACTTCATTTACTTTATCTTCAAAGTTGAATGGCCCGGCTGTTTCTACTATAGCAGGAACTCCGCATGGTGTGACCTTTACAGCAAATGCCTTTACATTAACATTGTCACAAAATGCTACAATGACCACTGAAAGTTCTGCTATCCTTATATACGGTGGTACTAGCCTTAGTATAATTAATTCTACAGGTGTACCAGTAGCAGGGCAGTATTTTACGTTTACAAACTACATAGCCAATGCCACTGATAAAGTATATCAGATATCAAAGGTTGCTAGTTTAGGTGACGGATCTTATAGACTAACTCTCAGTCAACCCTTAGAGATAGCTCCGCCAGATCTTACTACATTCTATATAGGCTCTCTAAGTAAATTACCAATTGGCACTAGCTTTGATGTTAATACAGGAGAAGTATTTGGTCGTGTTCCGTATACTCCAGCAATTACAACTTCTTACACATTTACCATAACTGCTGTTAGACAATCAGTATCCTTACTAAACACCGAAACAGTAACTAGTTTTAAAACATTCAATATTACGATACTAGGTAGTGTTACTAGTCAAATAACATGGAACAGCCCGAGTTATCTTGGATCTATTCCGGCAGCATATCCATCTACACTGTCTATCTCGGCTAGCAGTAATGTACCAAGTACTACAGTGCTGTATTATATAACTAGCGGAAGTTTACCCCCGGGTCTATCATTAACCACGGATGGAGAAATTGTAGGCACTACTAATCAATATTATAATCCGTCTACAAACTTATTAGGTCTAACTACATTTGACAATGGCGGAACTACTTTTGATAGTAAAGCAACTAGCGTTGATAGATTGTTTAAATTTACCGTAGTAGCCAGTGACTCATATCAATATAGTGCGTTACCGAAAACATTTACTATTTCTGTAACTTCGCCAAACACCGTTCCGTATAGTAATGTATATACGCAACCGTTTTTAGCACCCACTCAGCGAAGCGCATGGAGAGCTTTTATCAATAACACTGCGATCTTTACTCCTTCTAGTATATACAGAACTAATGATACTTCGTTCGGAATGCAGGCTAATCTAAAGATGTTAGTATATGCTGGTATCCAAACAGAATCAGCGGCAGCCTATGTTGGTGCCATAGGGCTCGGAGTTAAGAAAAAGAGATTTAAATTTGGCAGTGTAAAAACTGCGATTGCTGTCGATCCAAATTCTGGAAAAAATGTTTATGAGGTAGTCTATGTACAAATGCTAGATCCCTCAGAGCCCGATGGCTTACACCCCTCTGCTTCATTTACAGCTGGCAGTGTTGAACCCGAGACTATTACTGTAGATGATAGCAACAGCATATGGTCAACTAATCTTAGTGATTTATCTGCTGGGGCTCCTTCTAATGTGCGACCTGCTTATGAAATAACCGTTGATAGTACAGGCTACGAAGTTAGCAATCCTAATACATCCACATACTATAATAATAGTATTACAAATTGGCAAAACCGTATAGGCACTGTTGGATTAACAGAACGCAATTATTTGCCATTATGGATGCGCAGTATCCCTAAAGGATCTAAAGCACAGATGGGATATGTACTTTGTGTGCCAATTTGCTTCTGTAAACCAGGAACTAGTGCCGGAATCGCACTAAACATCAAACATAGTGGATTCGACTTTAACACTATAGACTACACCGTAGACAGATTCACGATCTCTGCTGTCACCGGTTACGCAAGCGATAAATATCTTGTATTCAGAGACGATAGGATAACCGTATGACAAGTGCAATAAACCCCTCAACAATTTCAACAACTTTCCCTGTAGCAGGGCAAGATAACGATAGTCAAGGCTTTCGTAGTAATTTTGCTGCCATCGTAGCTGATTTTACTACAGCGGCTAGCGAAATATCAGCCCTGCAAGCAGTAACTATAGCCAAAGCCGATCTAGCTACTCAATCGCAACCTGTGGTTAATAATCTACTAGGTAGTACACTTAGCAACGGTCTCTATCAACAATTTAGCGGAACACTATATAGTGCTAGCGGTGTATCATCAACTGCAAGTATCGACCTATCAGTTGGTGCTGTACAGAAATTTACTCTGTCAGGTAATGCTACGTTAACATTTAATAACTGGCCTGCATACTCAGCAACTAGTGTATTTTCCGAAGCTATCGTACTAATCGCTAGCGACACCAACGGGGTGTGGACTCCTACATGGGCCACTACAAACGGCTCAATAAAATACGATTCATCATTCCCTGCTACGCTAAGTGTAGGCGGAGAAAGCGTAGCAACCGTTTCTGTTACCAACGCAGGTAGCGGATATACCAGTGCAGTATCAGTAGGATTCAGCGGAGGTAACCCACAGACCGGTTCTAGTACACCTAGTGCTACTCCAAGCTATACTATAGTATCTGCTAGCGTAGCCGAAATGGCTGCTTCTAGTATTTCAATAACAGGTATAACTAATAACGCTGGAAGTGGAACTAGCGTCATATTTACGTTTACTAGTCAGTATAGCGGAACTAATAATGTTATACCATTTACACAAACTCAAAGTGTTTTAATCTCCGGAGTCTCACCATCTGTTTATAACGGTATTTGGATTGTCACTGGTTGCACTACTACTAGTGTTACTGTAACATGTCCTGCAACTGCAAATTACTCGTCCGGTGGTACCATACAGGGCGGTATAGCTGGTAATGGATATGCCGTTGGAGATCTAGTCAGTGTAGTTGGTTACCCAAATACATATTTGACAGTAGCAACGTTGTCTACTAAATTCCCAGCACAAATTACTGGCGGACAAAGTGCTATCGGAAATATTCCGGCTAGTTACTTTAGCCTACTGTCAGTTGGCATGCCTATCAGTGGAACTACTATTCCGCTTGGTACTCAAATTAAAACTATCAATGCAGTCAGTAACGGAATATTTTCTATCGTTATGGGCGACAGTAACGGCACTAGTGTAAACGCCTCGGGTGCAGTCCAACAGACTGTAACAGTTACATATACTAGCACTACAGGTCCAATTGGTACTTTCAGCGGGGCACCTTGCGGTACATTTACAAATCCATTAACTGCTTCACTTTATCAAATACAAACAATTACAGGTGTTGGTAGTGGAGCTCGACCTGTACTTAGTTGTGGAATTGGTGCATTAACTCTTACTAGCCCAGGTAATGGATACACTTCTACTCCGCCAACAATTAGTATCACTAGCGGTGGCGGCCTCAATGCACAAGGTCTAGCGGTACTAACAAGCGGAACATCGAGCAAGACTAAAGTTGTTCAGGCCTGGACTGTTAATGCTGGGACTACTGTCAACCTACGTTATCTAGGACAATATTGATGCATCCATTATCTGGAGATTTGGCCAATATTAAAGACAGTGAGCTTGATAGTAAGATTTCAGATCTTACCAAAAAATACTTTATGACTCGAAATCCTGGAGTCCAAACTCAAATATCTGCTTTGTTAGATTCATATAAAGAAGAACAAAGAAAGAGGCAACAGCTTGCTTTGAAGAAAATGATGGATAATAACCGAGACAAAGGCCTTGACAAACTTATTAATATAAGTTAAAATAAGGGCATGCGCCTAGATAAATTCGGTAATCCTATTTTTAATTCAGCTGATATATTCAAATTCCTTTATCAAGGAAAAATTACCAACCTCAAAGATATAACTGTGGACTATAGCGAAGATATAGGGCAGTTAGAACAAGTTGCCGGATTTTCACTTCATAGATTTAACGAACAATTAGACAGTATCTCCATCGAGGACTTTGATTCTGCACTACAAAGCGATTGGTTTATTCCCGAAGCTTATAAAGATTTTGATGTCGAACAATGGTGTTTAGATCGTTGCACTACTCCAGAACAAATCAATCGAGTTAACGCAGAATTAGAAGCGTATGAAGATCGTGGAATGATGCCTTTACTACAATGGACCAAGCACTTTGTAGATACTTGCAACGAAAACAACATAGTTTGGGGTGTAGGTAGAGGATCAAGTGTAGCCAGTTTTGTTCTGTTTTTATTAGGAGTACATCAAATAGATTCAGTCAAATATAATTTAGACTGGCAGGAATTCCTGAGATAAGTAATAAGGTAATTCAAGGAGAATTAAAATGGCAACAAAACAAATTTACAGATCTGCACGTGGCAAAGAAGTTGATATGATGAAACTAGTCAAACAAAACGAAATGACCATAGCTGTAGGTAATGCCGGAGTTAACGCTCGCGGAGATAAGTTAGGTCCAGATGGACAAATCATAAAAACTCGTGAAGAAATCTTATCAGAAAGAGTATCAGTTTCTGCGCCAGTTATTGAAGAACCAGCGCCTGTAGTACAGTCAGTGCCTGTTAAAAAAGATATTAAAAATCAAGATCCGGAAGGAAATGAGTAATGAATTTAAAAGGTATAGGACACGAGGGATTCAGATCTAAAGTAATAGGAAAACTTATTCCTATTCGCGATCATATACTTCTCACTGATATGGAGTTTGGTGAAAGAAAAATAGGTATGTTTGTATTACCTAGTGATGATGGCAAAAGTGAAGGTGTTCGACATCGCTGGGCTCGTGTCTGGGCTGTTGGTCCAGAACAAAAAGATATCAAAGTCGGAGAATGGGTTCTGTTAGAGCACGGACGATGGACTCGTGGTATTACTGTAGAAGAAAACGGTGAGGATATTATTGTGCGAAGAGCAGACAATAAAGCAATCTTAATCGTAACTGACGAGAAACCTGACGAAACATTATTGAATACATTCGGCGGACATTCTAAAGTAGAACATCAGCAATGGGATCCTGCTTCGTTCTCTAATCCGTCATTCGAACAATAACTAACAATGTTCGAGCAACAGGGCTATTGACTAGCCCTGTTTTCATCTGTATACTAGTAATAACTAAGGAATCTCTATGAAAGAATTATGGGTTGAAAAATATCGTCCTAATACATTAGACGGATACGTGTTCGCTGATGATCATCAAAAAGCACAAATTGAAAATTGGATCAAAGAAGGATCAATTCCGCATTTACTATTCAGTGGTAATGCCGGAGTGGGTAAAACAACACTGGCTAAGATCTTAATCAACAAGCTAGGTGTCGAAGATCACGATGTACTATTTGCCAACGGATCTAAAGAAGCACGTAAAGTCGAGTGGGTTGATAAACTAATTGGGTTTTGTCAAACTATGCCATTTGGTGATTTTAAAATTGTCTTAATTGATGAGGCCGATTTTATGAACGTTAATTCAGTGCAACCGGCACTGCGTAACCTAATGGAAGACTACAGCAACTCAGTTAGGTTTATTTTAACCTGTAACTACCCTAACAAGATATTGCCGGCACTGCACAGTCGTTGTCAAAAATTGCATATTGAAAAAACAGATCTAACAGAGTTTACTGCCCGTGTCGCTGGTATTTTGATACAAGAAAATATTGAATTTGATTTAGATATACTAGATACCTATGTTAAAGGTACATATCCGGATCTACGTAAATGTATTAATAATTTACAGCAAAACAGTCTGGACGGGAAACTGCATAATCCAGAAACTACTGATTCAAGTACTGACTATCGAGTGGCTATGATAGATTTATTTAAAGCAGGTAAAATCGGAGAAGCCCGTAAACTAGTTTGTGGACAAGCACTTCCAGAGGAAATGGGAGATATATACCGTTGGTTGTACGATAACATTGAAATCTTCGGTGATGATTCTGTACAAGAAAAGGCTATTATGATTATTAAACAAGGGCTAGTTGATCATGCCTTAGTAATTGATCCAGAAATTAACTTAGCCAGTACACTTATTAGACTAAGTCACTTGTAATAAAAAAGGGCCCGTAGGCCCTTTTGTTGACAATCTAAAGCACTAGGCTTTATTCTCCATAAACCGCTAACACCTCCTTCACGGCATTATGGCGTTCGATGTCCTTGGTATCAAATCGAATAATATCGATATGTTCCAGATATTCTTTTTGTTCGAGCAGATTGCAAAAGTCAATCAGACCATTATCGCTCACTCGGTCTGCTTGTGCTAGATCGCCTGTCACCACCATCTTAGAACCCTCTCCTAAACGGGTTAGTAGCATTTTCATTTGATTAACTGTAGCATTTTGCATTTCATCTGCAACTATGTATGCGTTTTTAAATGTGCGTCCACGCATGTACGCAAGCGGACTTATTTCAATAGTACCTTCCTCTAGCATGTTTGCTATTTCTTTTTTCTGATAATACTCTCCAAATACATCAAATATAGGACGGGTCCATGGTGCCATTTTTTCATTTAAATCACCTGGTAAAAATCCTAAATCTTCATCTACGGAAACGGCGGGTCTTGTCACAACGATCTTGTCAACTACGCCTTCTTGAAATAACTTAATTCCATGTTGAACAGCCAGCATGGTTTTACCAGTGCCTGCAGGCCCGATAGCAAATACAATACTTTTTTGTTCGTCTTGGAGTTTCTGAAGGTATATCTTTTGGTTAGAATTTCGTGCGCTAATCACTACACGATTCTTCTTTTGAGGAAGATATGTTGGAAAATCAATTATGTTAACTTCTGATGTAAAGCGTTTTTTCACTCTTTTGCTCATCTAAGTTGCTCCTACTTTAGTTGAAAAAGCAGGACTTGTAGTGACCGCCTTTGATAACTACAGAGGTCCTACACTATTATTTACTAGAATACGCAAAGAATAAAGTATTATGTTAAAGTTTTAGCCTAGATAAATAACAGTAAGACTTCCTAGGACGCATTATGCACCATGATATTTTAGACGTTATACGCAACGTACAAGACCTATATGAAAATAACACTAGTCTAGCTGTGCTTAAAGACTTTGAGCGTGTTATCGACGAATTAGACACTTATGTGTTTGAAAACTGGGGCGAGGGTGAAATTGCCTATGGCCCTAAAGTAGAACGTCACTGGATTACAGTGGGCTTCATGTGGCCCAGAGAAAAAATGCCAGATCCTAATGGCGGAAAACGCTTGATGGAAGCTGGTTGCAAAATTACATATCAAAAGAGTCACTTAGTAGAACCCCGTAAAATCCGCATGCCGGAAGATCTACGTCCGGGCACAAAGAAGGGCAAACTAGATCGTCACCCTATTTGGATCGTTGAAATTAGAATGCCTAAAAAAGTAGCATTTGATGTATACAGAGGCTACATGGATAAAATGAAGGGCGAGTATAAAGAAGAAGCTGGTCCTACACAAGGACAAGCCGCTCCCGGACAACCAGCTCCAGTAACACCACCAGTCGGTGGAATGCCTCCTCCATCGGGAGCACCAGGCGGAATGCCAGCACCAGGAGGCGCACCAGGCGGAATGGCTGGTGGCGCACCAGCACCAGCACCAGCAGTTTAATATTATGAACCAGATACGAGAAAGTTTACAACAAGGCGATCTACGCGACATGGTCAAAAAGACCTTTGGAGTGGATCAGTTTAAGAGTAAGATAGGCAAAGATGAAGACATTATTGTTTTAAACTTTACCGTCGACGAAGAAGACCCTGCTAAAGATTTAGAAAATTTTATCGAAATGGGTTATTCATTTGTATTAGATGCAGATGTAACTCCAGGCGAAACAGATGATGGCACTTATCAAGTGTTTGTTGAAATAGAACGCGGCCGTCACGCTCCTGAACAAATTTTAGAAATTGTCAATGGTATTCAAAATGCAACTAATCTTGACGATATGAGATTTAGATATTTTAAAAATTTTAAAAGTCAGGCAGCTACAGCAGAAAACTTAGAGGCTCTCATTCCATTAGATAAAAATTCATATAACATTTCTACTGAAAGAAATCAATTAAACAATTTTCAAGAATTTTTTAGTCGTAGTTATGCAGACAACATTAGTTTGCTAGATGAAAGTATTATTTTTAAAAATAGAAATAACGAAGCAATCAAATTTGAAGTGGTTACTAGTGGCCCTAAAAAAGAAGTTTACGATGCAGTACCTGGCCCGCTAATGTTAGAACATTCTCATATAGCAGAAATATTGTTCTTAAGTAAAGTAATTGGTAACTACAATATAACAAAGATAAACGACACGTTTATTTTTGAAAACAGCGGCTGGGCCGTTGCACTAAAAAGGAAACTATAATGGCAGAAGGATTTGAATTTAATTTTACAGTAGATAAACTAGCGGCTATTCTGCCCGGTAATCCATATATTGATCACTGGCACGAAGCCTTAAGTAAAATATTACCAGACTACGATATTAATACAGTTGAACGTGTTGCGGCTTTCTTAGCACAAACAGCACACGAGTCAGGCGGCTACAAAGCACTTAAAGAAAATTTAAACTATCGTGCTGAAACATTATGTAAAGTTTGGCCACGTTACTTTAATGCTAGTAATGCTAAACAATATGAACATAATCAAGAAGCTATTGCTAATCGTGCCTATGCTAATCGTATGGGCAATGGCGACGAAGCAAGTGGTGACGGATTCCGCTACTGTGGTCGTGGTCTAATTCAACTTACTGGTAAACAGAACTATACTAAGTTTGCTGAAAGTATTGAAACACCAGTTGAAGAAATTCCAGATTTCCTAGCTACATTCGAAGGTGCCATTCAATCAGCTTGCTGGTTTTGGGAGACAAACAACCTAAATCAATATGCTGACAGCGGCGATATCCTAACAATGACTAAACGTATTAATGGTGGTACCCTTGGACTTGAAGAACGTACACAGCATTATCATCATGCTATGCAAGTTCTACAAGCGTAATCATGTGGCAGATACAGTGGGTACTAAATCTTATTCCAGATAATATCCTAATTTGGATTTATTATCTGTTTACAGTTTTAGGTTTTGCATTATACATCGGAAGCAAACTTGTAAAATTAATCCCATTCATGGGTCAATACAAACTACCTGCAGAAATAGCAGGTGTGGTTGTACTTTGCGGAGGTTTCTGGTTGTTAGGAGGCTATGGAGTTGAAATGGCTTGGAGAGACAAGGCAAAAGCCTTAGAAGCTAAGGTGCAAGCTGCCGAAGCTAAAAGCCAGGAAACAAATACAATCATACAGACTCAAGTAGTTGAGCGAGTAAAAGTTGTAGAAAAGAAAGTAGAAGTAGTAAAAACAATAATACAAAAAGATGCTGATGCTATTAATGCAGAATGTAAAATTAACGATATTGCTATTAGAGATTACAATCAAGCAATAGCAGAACCAGAAGGAGCGAGCAAATGAAAAAAGTTCTAGCGATTCTTTTTATCACTTCCCTAACTGGCTGTGCAACTAGTGTACCTGTAACCGCTAAATTTCCCGAAGCTCCGCAAGCATTATTAGAGCCTGCTGGAAAACTAACACCGCTAGATACTAGCAAAAAGGTGCAGTTAAGCGATATTATAGAAAATGTTAATGAAAATTCTGGAAAATACTACGAGTTAAGAGAGAAATATAACGCTTGGATCGAGTGGTATAATAGCCAAAAAAAGATATTTGATAGTATCAAATAAATAGTAGTACATAATTTAAGCCAAAGGAGCGAACAATGGCAGAAGAAAAAGAAAGCGGCGGAGCCGAATGGATGCAAAAACTCTGGCGTCCAGCAATGGGCTGGATGTATATGTTAATATGTCTTTTAGACATGGCAATATTTCCAGTTCTATGGTCAGTATTACAGGCAGTGATGCATGTGCCTATTACACAATGGAATCCATTAACACTACAAGGTGCTGGTTTATTCCATATTGCTATGGGTGCTGTATTAGGTATTAGTGCGTTTGGTCGTACACAAGAAAAACTAGCAGGTACAGCGGCAAATCCAACTGCTACAAGTCAATCAGTTACTAACAATCAAAACATGTCAGGCAACGTAGCTGGCGGATTTGGTAGCGGTAGCACACCAAGTTTCGGAGGAGCAGGTAATGGCGGATTCGGTGGCAACAACTTTTCATCAGGCGGGGCTCCAGCATTTGGCGCATCTCCAGCAGGAAGCTTCGGTGGCTCCAGTAGTTTTGGTTCACCAGCACCAGCAACAAGTAGCTTTGGCGGAGGCGGCTTTGGAAGCGCACCTTCAGCAACAGCAACTCCAGCAGTAAACGCAAAAGGTCAAAAGGTTATTCCTCAAGATCCACAACCAGTATTATAAGGAAAATAATATGAAAAAATTACTAGCACTTTTAATGATTGCCGCATTTGCTGTTCCAGCATTTGCTGCCGATAAAAAGCCAGTGGACAAAAAGCCAGCCGTGGTTAAAAAAGAAGTTAAGAAACACAAGAAGTTCGACGGCGAGAAGGTACCCGAAAAGGCACCAGCTAAGGCACCAGCTAAGAAAAAGTAAATCAAACTCTTGACAGGCTCCATTTAAAATAGTATAATTAATACTATTAATGGAGCCTTTTTTACGACTATGATTGATTATTACCAAACACTAGGTGTTAGCGAAACAGCTAGCCCAGATGAAATTAAGAAAGCATACCGAAGCTTGGCTAATAAACATCATCCAGACAAGGGTGGAGATCAAGCCAAATTCAAAGACATCAGTGTTGCTTACGAAACACTAAGTGATGCTCAGAAAAAATCCGAGTATGATCACCAACGCCGATATGGCAACGCAGGGCCAGGTGGTGTACATTTTACATTCAATGCTGGAGACGACCCGTTTAGTTCGATATTCGGACAAGGTAGTCCCTTTGGGGGCGGTCATCCATTTGGCGATATTTTTGGACGTCAAGTTCGACGAAATCGAGATTTAAATATCCAGTGTCAAATTAGTTTACTAGATTCTTATCTTGGTAAACAATTAGAAGCAAACTATAAATTACCCAGCGGCAGGAATCAAAATGTAGTCATTAATCTTCCAGCTGGCATCGGGCACGGCGAAGTTATTAGGTATCAAGGCCTAGGTGACGATAGTATGCCGGGTCCTAGAGGTAATCTAAATGTCACAGTACTAGTCATGCCAGATCCTGCATTCAGACGTGCAGGTGACGACATGTACACTGATGTTGAGATTAGTCCAATCGAAGCTATGATCGGTTGTAAGAAAAAAATTAAAACAATCACAGGCCAAGTTATGGATTTAGACATACGAGGCGGTGTTGAACATGGAACTGAATTTGCTAGCGGAGGCAACGGTTTCCCTAATGTAAATACCGGTGTTAAAGGCAGATTGTTTACTGTAGTCAATATTAAAACTCCGGTGATTGTTGATCCAGTAATAATACAAAGACTACAACAATTAAATGATGAAATTAATCAAAGAGCCTGATCCCATACTAAAACAAAAAGCTGAAAATTGGGATTTTGAAAATCACATTAATGCTGATGTAGTAGAACGTGAAATGCTAGAACTAATGAAGTCTAGCAACGGCATTGGGCTCGCGGCAAACCAGGTTGGTCTCTTGCGCAGAGTATTTGTCATGCGCACACAAGATGGTCGAGAATTTGGTTGCTTCAATCCCTATATCTTACACGGCGATAATGATTTAATCGAAGACGACGAAGGATGTTTAAGTTTTCCAAATCTTTGGTTAAAGGTCAAAAGAAATAAAAAAATTACTGCCGCATATCTTGACAATACAGGCAGACAGTGTATAATAGAACTTGAAGGCATCGACGCAAGATGTTTCCAGCATGAGCTGGATCATTTAGACGGTGTAACATTTACTGAACACGTAAGTGATTTAAAATTGCAAATGGCACGAAAAAAACAAAGGAAATTAAATGGTTGAACCAAGTGATAACTTACAAGCCGTATTCGAAAAGGCTCTTGACACTGCCAAAAAGTTACACCACGAATATCTCACAATAGAACATATCTTATGCGCCATGCTCATGGAAGACAGTTTTAGTGAATCAATTAAGGGTTTTGGTGCTGATGCAGAAGGTCTGAAAAAAGAATTACTAGATTACCTACAGAACAAGTGCCAAGAAATTACGGTACCAGATGTAGTAATTAAACCTAAAAAAACACAAGCAGTTGAACGTGTACTCAATCGTGCATTTACGCAGGTATTGTTTAACGGGCGACAACGCATAGAACCAAGTGACGTGTTCCTTGCCATGATGGGCGAGAAGCGTAGTTGGGTATACTATTATGTTGCCAAGGCAAATATTGATAAAGATAAATTTGCTGATTATATCAATCATGCAGTAACTGACGGAGATGAAGAAATCGAACCAGCTGGAAATGATAAAGCTCTAAATGCTTTCACTACTAACCTTAACGAAGCAGTTAAGAAGAATAAAATCGACCCAGTTATTGGCCGTGTTGACGAATTAGAAAACATTGCGCTAGCTCTAGGACGTCGTAGCAAAAACAACGTAATCTTAGTCGGAGATCCGGGTGTAGGTAAGACTGCTATAGCAGAAGGACTTGCTTATAATATTGTTAAAGGTGCTGTTCCTGATTTCTTAAAAGACTATACAGTTTACAATTTAGATATCTCAGCTATGTTAGCTGGCTCTAAATATCGCGGTGACTTTGAAGAACGTTTCAAGATGGTTATTAAGAGTTTGCAGAAAAAAGGCAAGACTGTGCTGTTCATCGACGAAGCACATATGATTAGTGGTGCTGGATCTGCAAGTAACTCTGCTAACGATCTTGCTAACATGATGAAGCCTGCACTGAGCAAAGGCAATATCAAAGTTGTTGCAAGTACTACTTGGGAAGAATATCGCAAGCACTTTTAAAAGGATCGTGCGTTAATGCGCCGTTTCCAACGCATTACTGTTGACGAGCCTACACAAGAAATGACAGTTAGCATCCTACAAGGTATTAAGAAATACTATGAAGGATTCCACAATGTTAAAATCCGTAACGATGCTATCCAGGCCGCTGTTAAGTTATCGGTCAAGTATCAAACAGATAAGAAACTACCAGATAAAGCTATTGACTTAATTGATCTAGCTTGCTCACGCTTTAATTTAAAACTTGCAGATGAACGTATTATTGGTGAGTACGAAATTCAATATGAGCTTGCTAAACTAACTAATATCCCTGAAGAGCGGGTAATGGAAACAGAAAGCCATAATCTCAGTACACTTCAAGAAAGCATTAACAAAGAAGTGTTTGGGCAAAATACTGCTATTCAAGAAGTTGTTGATAAGATTATTGTTGCACAAGCTGGCCTCAAGCCAGAAAACAAACCAGTTGGCAGTTTTGTATTCATGGGTCCAACAGGTTGCGGTAAGACTGAAACAGCTAAGAGTCTTGCCAAACACTTGGGTGTTAAGTTGCTACGTTTTGATATGAGTGAATATCAAGAAAAGCACAGCATCTCTAAGCTAATTGGTAGCCCTCCAGGCTATGTTGGCTTTGAAGACAATGCTGGATTACTAATCACACAGATCCAAGAGAACCCAAATGCTGTGTTGTTGTTTGACGAAGTTGAAAAATCGCATCCAGATGTGTCAACTGTATTGTTGCAAATGATGGACAATGGTTTTATCACCGGCTCGAATGGCAAACAAGCGGATTGTCGCAACCTAGTGTTGATTCTTACTACCAATGCTGGCGCACAAGACGCTGAAAAGAATGTGATCGGCTTCGGTACCCAGGAAAAAGAATACAGTGACAAGGAACTTAAAAAGTTCTTTACTCCAGAATTCCGCAATCGTTTAGATGCGATCATTACATTTACTAAACTTGGTAAAGAAACAATGATCAAAGTTGTTGAAAAAATTATTGACGAAGTCCGAGATCAAGTTAAAGACAAGGGCATTAAAATTAAGATTGATAAAGATGCTACTAACTTGTTACTTGAAATGGGCTTTGATGCTAAGATGGGTGCTCGCCCATTGCATCGTGTAGTTGATAAGGAAATCAAACGAGATCTAGCTAAACTAATGCTGTTTGGTGATTTAAAGAACGGCGGATGGTTGACTATTACTGTTAATGATGGTAAAATAGCACTGGTTTCTAAACCGAAAATGCCTAAGGTGCCTTTATTGACTATTGGAAATAACGAAGAAAATGCTAATCAAAACAACGAGACGACTGTTCAATAACAAATATCAGTGTAAGATTGTATTAGTCTGCCACGGATCAAATTTGTTACGAAGCAATCGTCTTGGATCAGCGTTTGATGAGTTACAAAAAATAAACTTAAAAAGCCCTAGTCAATATAAAAATGCAATAAAAACCCAAGAACAGTTGGACTATGCACTACAACTGTTAAACTATCTAGTTAATATGAAAGATTATGAGATTCGAGTTGAGTCTCCTTGGGTTTCAGTTTATACAAATAATGCCGCAGATGTTACAAATCTTGCAAATATTGACAAAGAGCAGGTCAAGTATGTTAGTTTACCAAGCAATAGCTCATTAGAAGAAAACACTATAATATTACCTAAAGTTAATTTTGATTACAGGGTTACTTTAGGTAAAACAACACAAGAATACTCAACATTTATTGCTTGGGCTGAAGCAAACAAAAAACTCAGACTAACTAAAGGATGCAAGAGGGAATTGCTAGCACCAAGGAGTTGGGGTGGCACTTACTTCTATGTAAGTGGAGATAACAATCTTTTAATGGTAAAAATGCACTTAGGACCGTCTGTAAACAAGGTCGAGCGCATTATTAAAGAGTAACTGCTTAGTTTCAAAGCGATAAATACTAGACGCAGTGCGTCTGCTACTGTAATCTATTGACGGAACTAAGAAAATGCGTATTCGAGAGCTATTAGAAGGCAAACACTTTAATGATTTAGATTTTGTGTCCAACGACGATGATGGACGTAAAATCAACTTTGATCTACATGATGATTTAATCTACTTCATGAATCATGATGATAACGCATATCGACGTCATCTATATCCTGCCCTAAACAAATGTATAGAATCACACAAGAAAGGTACCAACTTTAAGGCATCACTATTCGAGCCTGCGGTACACGAGTGCTATAATCTATACGTTAAAAAATACCCAATTAGAGAATTACCTACACATTTAGACGAAGAAATTTGTCAACAGATCTGCGATAAAATTAAAGACGAAGTGCAACAGCATATCGAAGAAGGCAAGTACAAGGACTAATAATGCTGTTACGCGAACTGTTTATTAAAACTAAACGTGCTATCCTTGAGGGCGGAAATGCTGAGATTGATAATCCAGATAATCCGCAACAGCCGCATCGTGCCGACCGAATCAATTTAGAAGTACACAATCGCACAAAGATGGTTGGTATTTTAGATCAAGTGCTACATAGCATTAATCAAGTTTTTACAGCACAACATAAACAGCATTTATGGAATCCTGCCTTATTAAAAAGCAGAGAGTTTCTAAGCGGCTCATCCTTGCACTTTTTTAACATCGGCAATATCACTGACGATGAATTTAAAAAAGTAAAACCCTTAATCGGCGACATTGACACACAATGCGATAAGAATTTAGAAGCGCAGGTTGGACAATTTTTAACTGCGCATACCGGAAGACAGATCGGAAATTCAAAACTGTTAGGATTTAGTAACAATGGCGGACAATATAATGCTCTGTTCCAACTAGCCAATCCTCCTATCAAAGTACAAATTGATTTTGAATTTGGTGAATACGATCAACAAACTCAGGCACCAACTGACTGGTATAAGTTTAGTCACAGTTCTGAGTGGGCAGATCTTAGCGAACAAATTAAAGGTGTATTCCACAAATACCTATATCGTGCTATGACTCGTACTACTGCTACAGAGAAGTACGTGCAGATGAAGACTAAGATAAAAGGTCCAGTGTATGATAATAATATATCTTTCGCCGTACATGGTACAGCAACTGGCGGTGGCTTAACTGACAAGTATCAAGATACTGGTAAAACTCATAACGGTTTGCCCTTGATGAAAGAGATTCCTACTTCAGAAAGACCTTACATTACTGACCTAGCACAGCAATTTGAAAGATTTTTCGGTCATGCTCCGAGCAAAGAAGAAACAGAGTTACAAAAAAGTTTCACAGGCACTATTCAACTGATGAATGCCAACTTTGATCAAAAGCAAAATCAAACAGTTGCAGAAGCATTTATTGATCTATGTTTTGAACCAGGCAGTCAAATGATCAACAGAGATGATCCTGTAGGCGACGGTCAAATTAAAGAAGCCGCAATCAAGTGGATGATAGAACACTTACAACTGCCTAATCCACAACAGATAAGAAAGTTAGCTGATACCAAAGCTGACACGTATGTAAAAGATTATCAAGACTTAGAAGCATTTAAGAAAGCTAATCCATCACCGGATGGTAAGAAACTTCAATATAATCCAATGAGATCTGCGGCCGTTAAAGCAGGCACATGGAAGCCACTTGCTGAATCTGAAAATCCAAACGTAGTGCAAAGCAAACGTAAAGGGATTGTTCATTTGGAGAAAATGAAAGATTCAGATTTTTTAGACTTGCTAGACGAGTTAAAAACTAAATCAGACAAGTTCCATCTAAACAATATTCCAATGAACGTCAAGGTGGACGGCTTTGGTGGACGATTTGGTATGGACGAAAACGGCAAGCCTTATGCTGAAACAAGTCGCAGTGGCCCTAAGTTCCAATCGGGTCAGTTTATGGCCTATGCTAAATCTAAAGGTGTGACAGATCCGGAACAATTAAAGAAGACACAACAATTTGACGATTGGTTCGATCAAATGCTAGAAGTAGCAAATGCAGTTGGTAGCAAGCTACATCTTAAAGATACTAAGATTCATGTAGAAGTATTATATCTACCATTTGCAGAAAAGCAAGCAGATGGTCGTTTGAAGTTTGTTGGCATACACTACGACGAATTACCTAAAGGTATTACAATGGCTCTAGTTCCATTGTTTGCCGAAGTCAGTTCAACTGGACAAGCTCATCCGAACAGTGATCAAATTATAAGTCAAATAAAGGCTATTAAGAAAGTTGGATCAACTATGATCATTGACAATAGTCTTACCACCAACGGTACTATTGACGCTACTGCAATTATTCCTCCTGTAGAAAATATCGAAGCATTACGTAGTATGGTCTTAAGTGGCAAGCGTGATCAAAAAGCAGAAGCCAAAGAAGCACTACAAAAAGTCAAAGATGAACTTGGACAATTTATTATTAAACATCCAGGTATCGTTGGCAAAGACGTACTGGGCAAAGACTACGAAGGTATTATTCTTAATACTCGTAATGGTCCTGTTAAAATTACAAGTCCTGAGCAGAAACAAGTTATTGCAGATAAAAATGCCGCAATCGCTGCCGCTGGCAATGCTAGAAAAGCCGCTGGACAAGCGACACGAACTAAGACCGCAGTAGTTACAGCTGGAAGTTTTGTCGGACACAAAGGTCATGAGCAGTTGGTAAATCTAGTGTTGCAGGAAGCTGGAAAAGTCGGTGGCGATCCGTATGTATATATTAGCCCAACAATGGGTCCAGATGATCCTATCCCGCCGGAGTTAAAATTAGCTACTTGGAAAAAACTTTATCCACAACACGCTGGTATATTTCACGTGTGGCAAGAAGGTGGTACTCCGGTTAAGAAAATCGAAAAAGAATTAGTATTACCTGCCAACAGTCCTTACAAGCATGTCATACTAATGGTTGGCACAGATCGTTATGCTGGCATGAAAAAATGGATGGATACACTGAGCAAGCGTATGAAAGATCCACGCTATCCAGGCAGTCACAACGAAGTTACATTTGATACTATTGAAACAAAACGAGAAGCTGAGCACGGCGGAACTGGTATTAGTTTTACACAATGTCGTCAAGCACTACAGGATCCTAATAAAACTCCAGAACAACAGTTACATGTATGGTTACAAGCATTTGATGAGAAAAAATTAGGCCGTGACTGGATACATCATTTGATGAATGTTGCCAGGAAAAATATGGGCATAGCGGACAATCCAACTACGCAAGAAGATGCGGCTGGTGTTGGAATTATTACAAAACAGAATAGCACAGTAGACGTAAATAAGAGTACGCCAAACAAGAATTTAAAAGCATACAGCTTGGTCAAAGAAGCCAATAAGGTTATACGAGAAATGAGAGCACGAGAATTTGTTAAAGAAGGTAAAGTTACACATAGAAGCCACGAAGAAGATTCAGTAGGCCAAGGTGTATCGCGCACTCGTGACGTAGGTGGATACGATCGCGTATATCACATGAATCGTCTAATGATGGCCATGGGTGTAGCCGACGGAAGAAGCACCAATGCTGTTGATAGTCCTGCTGAAACATGGGCTCAAAAATTTAATACGCATCATCCATACACTAAAGAAGAAGATAATAAGATCAAGGCCGCTATGAAAACCGTGCCAACTGATGGCGCAGAAATTAGTAAATTTTCAAAGAGTGTTGAACCTAAAGATACAAATACAACCAGCCCAGTAGCAAAGCCTAAGAAGAACAAGTACGGAATTTAACATGGACGAGAAATATCATTTAGCACTCAAAACAGCATTTGCCAGTGAATACGCTTTTGCATTAAAGGCTCAAAACTTTCACTGGAATACTGAAGGTCCACTATTTTATCAACAGCATTTATTATACGAAAGAATTTATGACGAAGTTTACGGAAGCATTGATACCTTTGCTGAACAACTTCGCGCACTACAAATCTATACTCCTGCAAGTTTAGCTAAGTTTAGTATGCTTACAAAAGTAGAAGACGAAAATGCAGTACCAGATTTCCATGGCATGTTGAGTGAGTTATTAGAAGACAGCGAGCGTATGGCTAATATATTCCGCATCACATTTACTATGGCAGAAGAACACGGAGATCACGGACTAAGCAATTTCCTAGCAGATCGTCAAGATGCACATAAAAAACACAGCTGGTTCTTAAGATCAAGTTTAAAATGAAACAGTACAGAATCACTAGCAAAGATATTAATCCAGTAGAAGATAACGATTGTTATTTAAGTCCGGATGATCCTATACATGCGCTAATGCCATCAGCTATGATGGGCGGCTTAGGTGCGAGTGAAGCTATGTCTGTTTATAATAATTTACAGTTGCCGCAGATACAAGGCAGTGATAAAGGGCGCATTGCTAGAGAAAAAAACATTCAACCAGGCACTGATTTATGGTTTAAGCACTGGTTTGGTAGGGCATAATGAAACTTAGAGAACTATTTTTAAAAGAAGACACTGGCGACGATACTGGGTTTGATTCCGGTACGCACCCTGGCCATAAACATAACGGTAAGAGAGATGCTATCAACCCGGACCATGAGGCAGCTATTCCTGGATTAGTTACTATCCCAGATTGGCCAGGTCAATATTATAACATGTATCGCTTAGGTGTCCATATGGCGGGGAGCCCGCACAACCCTTCGGAACACGAAGGAGTTGCTAATAATGAAATGGTTATTACACAGTATACTGATGTAGATACTGAAATAATCAATCATAGTGCTAAAGCGTTAGGAGTTAAGGTAAAAGCTCTAACTAAAAAAGGTAGCGTAGAGCCTAAGGGCATAAATGTTGCTAGCCCTGTAGCTAAACCTAAGCGAAACAAGTACGGAATTTAATATGAAAATTAAGGACTTAACAGGATTAACTAAAACACAGATGTTAGAAAGCGATGCTGGAACTACAACTACATCTGCCGCTATCCCTAGTTTACCTAATCCAGGCGTAGCGTTGGGCAAAAAGAATATCGGTAATAAAAGTTACACAGGATCACCAGGTAAATCGGGTACAAAGGCACCTAAATTACCTAAAATAGTACAAAAAAAGAACAAGGACGGTACTGCTAAGAACGCTCTAGATATGAATCAGAATGTTTTTGGTAGCGGAGTTCTTAAAAGACGCTAAATATATAAAGACAACGGAGTATACCTCATGCCACTAGAAAATTTAAAAAAATTAGCCGCTTACTCAGCAAAGCTACAAGAGCAAGCAAATAAAAACATTCAATTAGAATCTTGGGTTCAAGCTAAGATCGACAACGCAACTGATGCTATTGCTAGCGTTTATCATTACTTAGAGTATGAAAACAATTTCCAGAAATACAGTAAAATTTTAGAATCTTCAGGAAATCTTTCCGAAGGTCAAAAGTCTGTACTAAAAGCTCGTTTATCAGAGGCTAAGGCCAAAGTTAAAGAACTTAAAAAAGCACAAGCTGAAAAGATTGAATCTAAGAAAGTTGAAGAAGGCATTCTAAGTGGTGGCGAAGCTCCATGCGATCATTGTGGCGGAACAGGTATGATTCACAAAGAACCTGCAACAATTCCACATCATGTTAAAGGCAAAGTGGCAGCTTATAATCGCAAATCAAAAGCCATGCATGCGGCTAGCAAGCGTTTAGACAAAAATCACAATGGTATTCCGGACGAAGATGAATTAGAAGAAGATCAAGAGTCATTAAAGAAAACTGGTGATAGCTATACTACTTCTAAAGGCAATAGAGTAACTAAAACTGACACAGGTTTAACACATGAGCGTCCTGCATCAAGTTATAGCGATGAAGATGGTGACGAAAAATCTGGTAAGGGTACAAAGAGCCATGCTAAGTCACAAAGTGCCGCAGAAAAGAAAGAACGTGCTCCAGCACAAAAGATGTCTCCTAAGAGTGCTAAGACTTGGGGAATGAAAGACAATGAGAAATTCGACAACCGTGATAAAATGGATGAAGCTAAAGCTAAATGTTGCTGTGAAGAAAAAGGCAAAACTAAATGCCCAGTACACGGCAAGGTTGAGGAAAGCAAACCATCAGCTGGTCTAAGCAAAGAGAAAAAGTCTGCTGTAGTTAAAAAAGCTAAGGCAGGTGGCGACATTGGTAAGCCAGGTAAGAGCTTTGACAAGGTAGCTAAGGCTGCTGGTGGTGGTAAGAAAGGTGAGAAGATCGCCGCTGCCGCTATGTGGAAGAACATCAAAGAAACTACTGCTTATATCGAAGAAAAGAAAGCCGCAACTAAAGACTTGCCAGGCAATCAAGAAAAGATTGATGCAGATCACGATGGCAAGATTGAGAAATCAGACTTGGCCGCATTACGTGCCGGTAAGAAAGAAAAAGAAACTGTTAAAGAGTCAGCTGACTTGGCTCGTATGAAACAATTCTTAACACGTCTAAACGGATAATACCGATGGACATGAAGCGCATTCTCCAGGCAATGGATAGCGTTTCTACAAAACCTGTAGAAGGCGCTGACGACATGAAGAAATTCGTGTCGATTATCAACGAAGGCGCAAATCCTCATAAGGTTGCATTGCCAGTGCAAATGGCAATGCAACACTATACCAAGCCTGTTAAGACTGAAATCAAAGAACAAAAACCTTCTGTATTGAAAAAATACTTTCAAGAAGTTCAAGAAGAAGTTTTTGAACAGCAAACAGAAAAAGATCAACTCATTAAACAATACGCACAAACTATTGCTGAACGTGTGTTAATGAAAGAAGGTAAAGCTGTTAAACAACGTTTAGACGCTAAGTGCTGGACGGGCAAGCACAAAGAAGGCACTAAGATCAAAGGTGGCGTTCGTGTTAACAACTGTGTGCCTAACGAAAGTTTTAATCCTAATCTAAGTCCAAATCCTGGTTTTAAGCCACAAGGTCCAGGCATGCAATCATCAGTTGCAGAAACTCCGATTGCCATGGATCCAGATGAACCAAACAATCCAATGATACACGGTCATGAAAAGGCTAACCCAATGACCTTGAACGGTCGTATCATGTCAGCCCGTGCTCAGTTAAAAGAACTAGCACAACTAGCAGAACGTGACGATTTGCTAGCATGGGAAGAAATTTGTACCAAGGCCAAAGGCGGCATGTTCATGGGTCTAGAACAGAACCTAGAACAAATTCGTCACGGTATTAGCGAGCTTGCTAGAAAGCGCAAGCAAGGTGGTGTAGCTAGTCGTGGTATTGACAAGCATATTGGTGAAGAATTTGACAGTCAAGAATACAATGACGAAGCAGGCATGGCATTAAATAATTTACACACAGTTGCTCGTGTAAGTACTGGACTAGCAAAGATTTTAGATAGCGATGAAAACTTGCCTGAGTGGGTACAAGAAAAAATTGCTGTTTCAAAAGGCATGATGGTTGCTGTATTAGATTATATGTACAGTCAACATGAGATGGGTATACAACCGCACATGAATGAAGCAGTATTAGCTCCAATTAAAGCCGCAACACCTAAAGCAATCAAGGCTAAGAAAAAAACTAGTACATGTAAAACAGGACAAGTACAAACTGGCATGCAGACTAAGGACGGAAAGCTAGTTCCAAAGTGTTCTGTAAAGTAAGAGATTTGAGATGAATATCAGAGAACTATTAGATCGAATTGACACCCTAGCTGAAGCTGGAGAAACTCCGCCTACTGCTATTACTCCAACACACTTCCACAAAGGTAACTTAGGTAACATTATGCCTTTAATGATGACTGAGCCAGGAGTATTTTGGTGGGAAGGTCAAGGTAATTCGGGCGAAGGTGGTTTTGGATCAAATGGGTTTGGTCGTACCATACAACGTTGGAATGGTAACACAGAAAATCGTGCTGGTTACAATCCAGCTAGCGTAGACGGCATATATGTAAACGGTAAGCCTGTTGAGTTTCCAGAAGGGGTAACTTGGAAAACATACAAACCGGGCACAACACAACAACAGCAAACACAACAAAGCGGTAGTTCAGGACAGCCTGATCCAGCAGAAATGGAAAAGTTAAAGAAACTTGGCGAACTAATTGACAAGTATCTAGAACTAAAAGCCAAACAAACATCAAGAAGCGAAAGTATAGAACTAACAGCATTGTCTGCACAACTTGTTGAAAGTTTTGGTTACTTAACTGAAGAACAAAAAGTTGTAACATCTATGTTGCTGGCAGAAGGACTAACTCCGATGTCAGAAGGATGGGATGACCTTATGTCTTGGGCAAGCAGTCTAGGCATGGGTGTGTTGCAGAATATTAAAAAGATCGGTTGGCCTATTGCTGTTTGTTATGAAATCTGGACAACTTGGAAAGACATTAAAGCCGCAAAAGAAAAAAATTTACCAAAAGCACAATTCCATAGCCAGATAGCTAAAATCATCGGCAAAGCCATTGCTGAAATCGGTCTAGGATATGTAGGTGCCTTAGTTGGTGCGTTTGTTGGCGGTGGCTTTGGTCTAGTATCTGGTCCAGGGGCAGTTATTACAGCCGCCATTGGCGCATTTGCAGGTGGTGCGGCTGCAATCTATTACGGTGGAGATGCGGCTGATAAGATTGTAGAATCGATTGTCGACTTCTTATATCCAGCAGGTGCAGGAGAAAATCCAGGCGGTAGCGGGACACAATCTACACCAAATTCACAGGCACCGCAGGGGCTTAACTTTACATCCGGCAGTAAATCTCCGGACATTGAAAAGATTCAAACAGCACTCAAGGGTGCTGGGCAAGATCCTGGTAAGATAGACGGCTACTGGGGTCCAAACACATTCGGTGCATATAAAGCCTATAAAGAAAAGAATAACCTACAATCAACTCCGGATATCGAGTTGTTGGCAAAACTAGCAGGTATAGACACTGGCGCAGTTAACATGGGTACTACTGAATCAGTAGACTTATCAAAACTAAGCGAATCAGAAAGAATGTCTTTACTAAAACAGCGCATCGCTGAACTAGAAGAAGAAGTTTTAAATGAAAAAGGTTTCAATTTTAGAGCTAAAGGTCGTCATGGTTTAGATAATCTCGGTATTACTACCAAGGGCATGAAGAATGTCAAAGATCTAGGTAATACTGTTGAATTGAAACCAAGTAAGGGTTCGAAACCTCAAGAAACTTGGACCTACGATAAGAATACTGGCGAGTATCATAGTACTAACGGACAGCGTAAGTCACCAGAAGAAATGAAAGCTCATAAAGAAAAATATGATGCTGACATTGCCGCAAAAAACGCACCTCATCAGGGAGCAGGTGATACTTTCTCAGATCCATTGAGTGGTAAGGTATATTACAGAAATAGCAAAGGCGATTGGACTGACAAGAGCGGTAAGCCAGTTAATAAAACTTTACAAGGTCAAATTGAAAAAGCACACGCATCACAAGGTGGAGGATCATCTACTCCGCACACAAATACTCCAGGACCATCGCCTAAAAATGGCCCAGTACCGCCAATTCAAGGGCCTGGTGCTAAGTCTTGGGACGCATTAAAGAATAGCAGGTTTGGAAAACTATTAGGCAACACTAAAGTATTAACATTGTTAGCCGCATTGGGCACAGTTGGTTACTTGTTCAATCGAGATGGTAATATCTTTGGCAGTGGTACAGAAACACCTACACCTACACCTACACCTACACCTACACCTACTCCGCAACAACAACAGCAACAACAGCAACAACAGCAACAATCTCAAGATACTCCAGAAATGTTAGAGTTGAAAAAACAGATTGATGCTTTAATTGCTGAGTTGGAAAAGAGTCAAAATCCAGAAGTTAAAAAACAATTAGAAATCCTTAAACAAAAATATAAAGGATCTTCGGGAAGTTCAGCTCAACAATCACCAGTTAATGCAAGTACACTAACACCTGCACAACTACGCAGTCGAAACTATACAGATCAAAGTTTTGGTGATCCTAACTGGTTAAAATAATAAATGGCGGATTTAGTCCGCCATTTTTTTTGACTAAAATTTCTTAAAGGTTGACCTAGCACGATAATTACTGTATACTTATAGTTGTTTAAAGGAGAAGCATATGGCTGGTCGTTCATACGGTGCCGAAGAAAAGGCAAAACTCGAAAGATTAATTAACGAAGGCTCAACAGTACTTCGCGAAGTAGAAGACTTACAAGAAGGCTTAAAAGAAACTGTCAAGGCAGTTGCAGAAGAATTACAAATCAAACCCAGTGTTATTAATAAAGCAATTAAAATTGCTCATAAAGGTGACTGGAGCCAGTACAATGAAGACTGGGAAGAAATCGAAGCTATCCTAGATATTACAAAACGAATCTAAATGTCCAAAGACAAAAGAAGAGTATTTGCTTTTGGTTGTAGCTATACTGCCTATTGCAGTGGACCGTCATGGGCTGATCTATTAAATCTTGATTTTGATTATGTTGAAAATTGGGGGATGCCTGGCATAGGTTGTCGGGCTATTGCAGAACGTGTGGCAGAATGTCACGCCTATAATAAATTTACCCCTGATGACATTGTCATAGTACAGTGGACTACTCATTTACGACACGACTATCATAATCCAGACTGGACTCCTGAAGGTACTAACAATACACTTAATTGGAAAACCGGTGGTAGTATTTTTAGTCAAATAAACAGAGGATCCTATAATGCTAAATGGCAACGACAGTTCTTTTACGAACCATCTTATGTCATGCATTGTCTTAACCACATTTTGCTAACCCAAAATCTTTTAGAGAATACAGGTTGCACTTGGTATATGACCAGCATCGGTGATTGGCAGAAACTATCAACTGATTTAGACGACATCAACGGTAGTTTAGAAAAACCGCCAGACGAAGTAAGACAGTTGTCAATTGAAGAAAATATTCCAGAATATAAACCTTATCTTAAGGCCATCTGGGATGATAGATCAGACAAGTGGCTTAAACCATTAGCGTTACATGCACAGGAATCAAATATCCCATTCCAAGAATTTTTTGATTTTAAAAGATTCGCTAAAACTCGAGAAATGCATCCAAGCCCAGAACATAATGTAACCTGGCTTAATACGTACTTAAGACCAAAATTAGGACTTGGAGATCCGCCCATTGAGCAAAAATTATGGTGCGAAAGTCTTGAAAAATTCAGAGAAAAACATTATAATAGTTTAGATGTATTTTGGAAGAACATAAATCAGCCGACTATTAGTCAAGATTGGTGGTGGCCGAATGATCCAGCTTGGTGGCCTACTGTATTCAAAGGCTACTAAATAATACGTTAAGGTTTGATCAGCCACAAGTGATCATAGAGGTATTTGCAAGCCAGAAATTGCATAGGAGAAAAAATGAGTTATGTAGACGCATGGTTCGACCGTGATAATGATATCATCAAGATTGTCGAACGCAATAAAAAAGGTGAACGTGAGTTCCGTGACATTCCTGTCAAGCACACGTTTTACGTCAAAGACCCCAAGGGCAAACATCAATCAATCTACGGTGATCCCGTAAGCCGTATTGTATGTAAAAACACAAAAGAACTGCGTAAAGAAATGGCCATCAACAGCGGTCGTCAACTTTACGAAAGTGATATCAATCCCATATTTGTAACCTTAAGTGAACATTACTTAAATCAAGATGCTCCGAAACTAAATGTAGCATTTTTCGATATTGAGGTCGACTTCGACCCAGAACGTGGCTATGCAAGCCCGGATGATGCGTTCATGCCAATTACTGCCATTGCAGTTAAACTACAGTGGCTAGATACTATGATCTGTTTGGCTATTCCTCCAAAGACGTTAACTATGGAACAGGCCAAAGAAGCTGTTAAAGATTTTAGTAATGTAATGTTATATGAATCTGAAGCAGAAATGTTAGATGTATTTTTAGATCTAATCAAAGATGCAGATATCTTAACTGGCTGGAACAGTGAGGGCTTTGATATCCCTTATACTGTCAATCGTGTTACCAAGACACTTAGCAAAGAAGATACTAGACGTTTTTGTTTGTTCAACCAATTTCCTAAACGCAGAGAATATGAAAAATTTGGACGACAGTCAGTAACCTATGACTTTATCGGTCGTGTGCATTTAGATAGTCTAGAACTATATCGCAAGTATACCTATGAAGAACGTCATAGTTATCGACTGGATGCTATTGCTGAATATGAATTAGGTCAGCGTAAAACACAATACGAAGGCACACTAGATCAACTGTACAACAATGACTTCCGTACATTTGTTGAATACAACATCAATGACTGTCAACTGTTGGATGATCTAGATAAAAAACTTAAATTCTTAGATCTTGCCAATACCCTAGCGCATGAATGTACTGTACTACTACAAACAACAATGGGTGCCGTGGCTGTAACCGAACAGGCCATTATTAACGAAGCCCATCGTAGAGGATTTGTTGTACCCAATCGTACTAAGATGGATGAGCGAGAGGATACTGCGGCCGCTGGTGCGTATGTTGCTTATCCTAAAGAAGGATTACAAGATTGGGTTGGATCATTAGATATTAACAGTCTGTATCCGTCGGCGATTCGTGCGCTGAATATGGGTCCGGAAACTATTGTAGGACAACTACGCCCAACTAAAACAGATGAGTATATCGAAAATCTCATGGCCAAAGGTAAATCATTTGCGGCGGCATGGGAAGGTAAGTTTGGTACCGACGAATATGAAGCTGTTATGAATCAAGAGATTGGCACTGACATTACTATCGACTGGGAGAATGGCGATAGCGATGTACTAAGTGCCGCAGAAGTATATAGACTAATATTCGAAAGCAATCAGCCTTGGATGCTTTCAGCAAATGGTACTATCTTTAGTCATGAAAATGAAGGTATTATTCCGGGGCTACTAAAACGTTGGTATGCAGAACGTAAAGAGATGCAGGCCAAACTAAAGGAGGCTATCAATGCTGGTAACAAAATTGAAGAAGAGTATTGGGATAAACGACAATTGGTCAAGAAGATTAACCTTAATTCACTCTATGGTGCCATTCTTAATAGCGGCTGTCGCTTTTTTGATAAGCGCATCGGCCAATCTACAACTCTTACTGGGCGTCAGATTGCCAAGCACATGGCTTCCAAAGTTAATGAGATCATTACTGGAGAATACGATCATATAGGTAAAGCGGTTATCTACGGTGATACAGACTCATGTTATTTTTCAGCTTACAAAACACTAAGAAAAGAAATCGACAACGGTACTATCCCCTGGACTAAAGAAACTGTTATACAACTGTATGATCAAATTGGCGAGGAAGTAAATCAAACATTCCCGCAGTTTATGTTAGACACATTCCATGTGCCTAAATCACGCGGTGAAGTTATCAAAGCAGGACGTGAGATTGTCGGCAGTAAGAGTTTGTTTATTACTAAGAAACGTTATGCTGTTCTTTACTATGATAAAGAAGGCAAGCGTACCGACATCGAGGGCAAGTCTGGTAAGATCAAGGCCATGGGCTTGGATCTGAAGCGTAGTGATACTCCAGAATTCATTCAAAACTTTTTAAGTGATGTCCTTGAAATGGTTCTAATGGGCAAGCAAGAGCAAGAAGTCTTAGATATGATTAGTGAATTCCGTATCAAGTTCAAAGCTCGTCCAGGTTGGGAAAAAGGTTCGCCTAAACGTGCCAATAACATTACAGAATACGAAGCCAAAGAAAAGAAACAAGGCAAAACAAATATGCCAGGGCATGTACGTGCTAGTATTAACTGGAACACACTCAAGCGCATGTATGGCGACAAGTATTCTATGAATATCACAGACGGTGCTAAAGTCATTGTGTGTAAACTCAAACCTAATCCGTTAGGCTTTACCAGTGTCGCATATCCAGTAGACGAACTACGTTTACCACAGTGGTTTAAGGACTTACCTTTTGATCATGCTGAAATGGAACAGACTATCATCGATAACAAGTTAGATAACCTAATCGGCGTACTGAAATGGGACATTACTAGTACAGAAGAAAAAAATACCTTTAACAGTTTATTTGAGTTTTAATATGAATATAATTATTGCAGGCTATGGCTTTGTAGGCAAAGCAGTAGCCAATACACTGAAATCAAAACACAATATACATATAGTAGATCCAAAGTATACTAGTGCCGAAATACAGCACTTCCCACTAGCTGATGGCATTATTATCTGTGTTGGAACACCTAGTTTACCCAGTGGTGTTTGCGATTCTACACAAATTTGTAATGTACTAGATCAAGTGCCTATACATATTCCCGTGCTGATCAAGAGTACTATGACTCCTCCAGTTATAGAAGCATTGGAAACTATCTATAAAGATCACAGTATTTGCTACAGTCCTGAATTTTTAAGACAAGTATCTGCTGACGAAGACTTTGCCAACCAGAAACACATGGTAATCGGTGGAGAGGATCCTGAAGGATTTTGGCAAGATCTGTTTTCTACAGTATTAACTAAATGTAATATCTATTTTAATTGCTCAATGGCTGAAGCTAGTATGATAAAATATACTGCTAATTCATTCCTAGCAACCAAAGTTGCATTTTTTAATCAAATATATGACATGTGTCAAGCCAATGGATGTGACTACAGGCTGATTAGGCAAGTACTGACACACGATACACGAATTGGTAATAGTCATATGTTAGTTCCCGGGCCGGATGGTGAACGAGGATTTGGTGGTGCATGCTTTCCAAAGGATACAAAAGCATTTAGAAAATATGCCTATGGCCTAAATAAACCTATTACTGTATTGGATTCAGCGATTGATTACAATAAAACGGTGAGAAAAGATGTTGACAATCAACAAAACTAAAGTATAATCAATAAACATGGAGAACCTTATGAAAGACTTTTTACAAGACCTAGTATCACATACACACAGCCTCGGCTTTTTGCCATTGGTTAAAGTAAGTGCTACTGATAAAGAAACTGCAATTGAGTCAATGGCTGAAGATCGCTCAGTTATCCTTAATGCAAAAACACACACACCAGTAGATAATTTTGAAGGTGTATTTGGTATGCCAAACCTAAATAAACTAGACCTGCATTTAAAGTGTCCAGAATATAAAGAGAACGCAAAGATCAGCGTGGTTACTGCTGAACGCAACGGAGAAACTATTCCTACAGGATTACATTTCCAAAATTCCGCTGGCGACTTTGAAAACGACTATCGTTTTATGAATAGCGAAATTATTAATGAAAAATTAAAGGCTGTTAAATTCAAAGGCGCAAAGTGGGATATTGAATTTACCCCAGCTGTAGCAAGTATCCAGCGTTTAAAATTCCAAGCCGCGGCACATACAGAAGAAACCACATTCCAAGTCAGCACAGATGGTTCTGATCTAGTGTTTAGTTTTGGTGATGCAAGTACACACGCAGGATCATTTACATTCCAAAGCGGTATTTCAGGTAAACTAAAACAATCTTGGTCATGGCCTGTTAACCAAGTGCAAAGCATTTTAAACTTGCCAGGTGACATTACCATGCGTATTGCAGATGCAGGAGCATTAAACATCACTGTTGACAGCGGTCTTACTGTATACGATTATATTTTACCAGCACAGAGCAAGTAATGGAAACACATAAAAGAACTGTAGTAAGAATGATCACCTATCGCCTAACGGCATGGGTATTTACTATTCTTTGGACATATTTGTTTACTGCTGATTTAGGTAGTGCTACTGGATTTGCTACAGTACTACATATTCTTTTAAGTATCGATTATTACATACATGAACGAATTTGGCTTAAAATTAAATGGGGCAAAATTGAATAAAAATTTAACAGCAACACAAAACGACTACGCATACTTTTTGCCTGCCACATCTGGTTTTTACAGTACGTTCATAGGCAAACAGCGTTACAGTAACTATGTTGATCCTGCACGTATTCCTGCAAGTTTCTACAACGGCGTTGAAGGTTTAAATTATCTAGATCCAGACAAGGGCATGTTCTATTATGATCATTGCTTATACTCTGCAGGTCATGCTAACTTAGATTTGAACAAGCAAGACGAAAGTGAAGACATGTTCCGCAATCGAAATAGAGGAACAAGTTGGGTGCTAGGTGATTCAGGTGGATTCCAGATCGGTAAAGGTGTTTGGCCTGCTGATTGGAAAGATCCTAATTGTCCGCAAGCTATGAAGAAACGTAAACAGGTTCTTACTTGGATGGACACGCTTATGGATTACGGCATGGGCCTTGATATTCCAGCGTGGGTAGCTCGTAGTCCAAGTGGTGTTGCGGCTACTAAAATTAGTTCATATGCCGAAGCTGTGCAAGGCACATATATCAATAATGATTACTTCGTTAATAATCGTAACGGTAACTGTAAGTTTTTAAACGTTCTCCAAGGCGAAAATCACACTGATGCTGAAGATTGGTATCAACGTATGAAAAAGTATTGTGACCCAAAACAATACGGTGATCGTGCATTTAATGGTTGGGGTATGGGTGGACAGAACATGTGTGATATCCATCTTGTACTAAAGAGATTAGTGTCATTGAGATTTGATGGTCTTCTCGAAAAAGGACATCAGGACTGGATGCACTTCTTAGGCACCTCTAAGTTAGAGTGGGCTGTGTTATTAACTGACATACAACGAGCTGTAAGGAAATATCATAATGAACAATTTACCATCTCTTTTGATTGCGCAAGTCCCTTCCTCGCAACGGCGAATGGACAAATCTACATACAAACAGAAACCGACGACAGACAAAAGTGGGTCTACCGTATGCAGGCTTCTGCAGACGACAAGAAATACGCAACAGACACAAGACTCTTTAAAGACGCTGTAGTACAAGATAAAATTTTTAGTAATTTTGAATCAAGTCCAATTATTGATCAAGTTACCATGAAAGAAATTTGTATCTACGGTGCCGGTACAGCATTGCCAGGCATTGCAGATCCAGATCCATATAATCCAGCACATTGGTCTGTTATGCCAGATCAAAATAAGATTGGCAAGGTAGGTCGTACAAGTTGGGATTCGTTTACCTATGCTATCATGATGGGTCATAATGTTTGGATGCACGTCAATGCTGTACAAGAAGCCAATCGTCAATATGATGCTGGTAAATGTCCAAACATGCTAGTTGAAGAAAGATTTGATCGATTGTTCTTCAAAGACATTGTTGAAGCAATTTTTGCTACCAGTGATCGAGCTATTGCAGATGCCGTTGTCGAAGAGTACAGCCGATTCTGGATGAGCATTATCGGTACTCGAGGTGCTACTGGTAAGAAAACGGTTAACTCAAGTACAATGTTTGCCAGTTTATTTGACGAAGTGGATACTACTCCTGTACAATCAACGCACAGTGAAGAATTCACTGATGATGAAATTAATAAACTTGATGCTCTTGAAGAAGAAGTAAAACATGACATTACCTGATGAAAGATATCGTGCTGTAGTGCAGGCGCAAGAATTTTTAATTGCCCTAAGCGATTCGAATATTATTAAACGTATTCCTAAAGATGTACGTCAACGTGCTCGCGGTATTCTCCGTCATTATCCTAGTCCGTGGGACATGCAACAAGCCGCAGAAACTAGTCCGCATGTATTTGCCGAACGTATGGAAGAAGTAACTAGAATGTTTAAAGTATGGGAAGAAAAGAAAAATGAAGCGTGATTACAAAGACGGAGTTCAAGAAGGTATTACATTCTTTGTTGGGCGTGAAATTGAACGTACTCCTGCATTTGGTATGAAAACCCTATTTGTAGTAGGTGTTCATGATTCAGCAACTATCCTACATATTGCAAATGATACCCAAGCGTTGCTTGATGAGAGCAAACGGATTAAACATCTATATTTTGGTGCTAATCAAAGTTTTCCTAAATTAGAAATTAATGACGCAAGCGGTTGGCGTCCTTGGGAAGAAATGATTCAAGAATGTTTAGAAGCAGGCTTTTGGTGTACACTAGATATAGATGTGGCCCAGGCAGAAGGCTTACTTGAATCTACGTTAGTCGAATTCCGTAGATTTATCCCCCAGATAAGTGTAAAATTGCCTTATCTAAATCAACTTGGCTACAATGCTACAATCAAAATTGACGATAAAGGCTTTGAAGCTACCAACCCAGGTGTATGGTGTATTCCATTACCTGCCTTAACTCAACGCAAGTATTTTACCAATTGGGACGAATACGGCAACGACGAAATTATATTATGAGTAAAAGTTTTATTTTGTATTTGCATAATGACTTATCAGGTAATCCTGATTGGAAAAAACTCGGTAAAGCAATGACTCCATACTCGGCTGTACGTAGTCGACAAAAAAATTGTTCTAAAAAGTTTTATTTAAATCATATATTTTTAGGCGATCCTATTCATATAGATTTTTTAGAAGCAAAATTTAAAAAACAATACTATACACTATCAGGAACTCATATTAATCAAATAAGTGGACAAACTGAGATTTTTAAAATGTCAGAAGATGTTATACTGTCAGAGTTACATAGAATTATAGAAACTGATAAACTGCACGTTAAGAAAGTAAATTTAGACGGACCATATTTTGCTTGTAATAGCGGAGAGTGTCCTTTACAAATTCCTTCGGAAGTTAATTCTTATGCTTACTTGAGAAGGCAAGTTATTAAGACATGGGGACTCTGTTCTAATGTATCGTCTAAAAAACGAGTAGCCAACAACAATTTTAATGAAATTTTTTCCTAAACTATTATGATTATTAAACAAGACATTCGACCACTTAAAATGATATGGGTTACCTTTCAAAAGGAAGGTATTCATAAATACCCTGCGGCTCTTACAGATCCGGCACTAGCAACAGGAGACGAATATGACGTATCGTTTTTGGGTTATCCTCATCGCCACATCTTTCATTTCAGGGTGTGGATCGGTGTGTCACACAATGATAGGGACATCGAGTTCATCCAGTTCAAACGATGGCTCCTATCGCTGTATGATGGTCAAGGTTCCATTCTGAGCCTTGATCACAAAAGTTGCGAAATGATGTCAGATGACTTATATGACGTCATTAGCAAGAAGTATCCAGACCGTGAGGTTTGGATTGAGGTCTCCGAAGACGGAGAAAATGGTTCATTAATCAAATACTAATAAGAGGCTATAATGGCTAAGAACTACAACGATTACAGTTACTTTGAAAATCGTCCCGAGATTGTAAAAATCTTTGATGACCTAGACGCATTCCGCGACTGGTGTCGTTTTGAAATGGCTCAGTTTAACGAAGCCGATCTCTACAACAGAGAAAGCTGGCAGTGGAGAAACTTCGATAAATCAAGACGAGGCAAGAAACCTTTTACAGGTGAACGTAAGCCTTACTTGGGTAAAAACCCTAGATACAATAACAAACCATCATATCAATGACCGTTTTTATTGTAGATCTTGAAGCTGTAGAAACCAGGTACACAGGTCAATGGAAGACCCATGTACCACATCTACTTAGAAAGGCAGGACACAATGTTCAAACTATCTCTGGCCCTACGGATATTCCTACAGCCACTACTCCTGGTGCTTTTCTTAATTTTGGTGGCACCAATATATACAAGGCTAGTCAAGT